TTATTTTAGAATGTCATCAAGCTCAAAGCCTTTTGTCATCACACTTACACTTGGTGATGCTTCATATTGCCAGAGCATATCTGATGAAGCATTAGACAATTTCACTTCAATACTTTCCCCTTGTTTAAAGGTGAGGGGTAAGAAATCAACAGGGGAATCATTCACATAGGCGGAAATGAAGGTGACATCCAGAGCTTGATTTGTATCATTATTTATCTTGAGTGTTAGGCTTAATGCGAGGTCAGAGAGATATTCTCTATCCATAAAGTCACGGATATTTTTTGCTAATTTATCGCTTGTTTGAACATTTAAATAGTGATTTTTATAGCTATAAATATTTACGTTATGTTTTATCTCTGAGCTATCATCCAATTTCCCCACAGCAATAGGGATTTCAAAACTTGCAAAAGAATTAAAGTTTTTTTGATAGCATTCTTTATAAACAGCATTATCAAAAACATTAGGAATTTTTTGTTGAATTTGAATAAGGGCATCGGAGGGCTTTCTAGAGTCTTCATGGCTAGAACATGTTGCAATTTCAACATTTAAGATACCACTTTCTACTTTAATTGGCTCATTCAATAAGGCTTTTAATGAGATATCTTTTTCTATTTCTGCTTTACATGCACATAACGCAACGATGCAACAAGAAAGTACAAGCGTTTTTTTCATTTTAGCACTCCTTACTAAGATCCTAGGCTCTGAATTAAGTTATACCTGATTCCAAATTTACTACATATTGTTTTTACGGTAAAGCATTCTTCCGTTGTCAGTTGGTAATGAGAAAAGCAATAGCTCTAACACGATAAACGATGCCGAGATGAATCCAAAAACAGTGTGTTTTTATGAAAGTAGGGGATTTTATATTTGGAATATTAAAGATAAAGAAAAAGCCGACTTAACGTCGGCTTTTTTGTAATGCTATTTATCAATGGTGCCTAGGGCCAGCAACTGAAAATGAGATAAATCAATAGATTAAAAGAGCAGTAGTGCAATTTTGGATCATATTTTTAGGTGAATGGAAAAAATAAATATTTTTTATTTATATGATCTCAATCACAAAAAAACGATCTAAAAATAGCGTTTTTGTGCGTTGATTTGCGTTTTTGGATCGCTAAAAATAGATCTCGATCTAGTAAGCACGGGCGGGCTTTGAATGAATTTTCTATTTTGCGTTGAAAGCGACAACTTTAGTGCGCGGGCGTGGCGAGGCTTTGACTGCGATTTTTTAAATGAAAAAAGCATTGAAAAATAAGAAAAAATAAAGTTTTAACGTTTGAATAAATGGTGTGAATGATATAATAAAGTGGGGTGATATATAACAAAATAGAGAGAGAAAGGCTCGTTTTTATGGCGCAAAAAAGGCACTTTAAAAAGTGCCCATTTTATTTTTAAATGGATCGCTTAATCATTCGATTCAAGCAATTGATATTTTGTAAATTGGATCACATTCTCACCAAGCCAATCATTTAATTCCTCAAGTCGTCTTTGCAACGGTTCAATCTCATTCACAAAGAAAACTTCTGCAGCCTTTTTCACATCACCGAACCCAGCCGCATTTGTTGGAATAATTCCCATGAGTTGCGGTGGCACTCTGTGCGCTGCAAGAATATCATCTCGGCTCGTATTCTTAATATTTAAAAACTCATCTTTAGCAACAACATCAGAAAGTGGAATAATTTTTAACCCATTTTCTTTGCCATCGGGCGCATAGATAAATAAGTTTTTAAAATTGCCTTTTCCTTTAGCTTCTTTTAATTGTCTTTTAATCTCGTCAATATCATCAACACTATGAGCGGGGTCCGTCATATACATAATAAACCCAGCGTGCGCACCGTTGACATAGTATTTTCTACGAAACAATGTTGCACTTTCATTCAGAAACGCAGACTGCAGTGATGACAAATAATCCGGCAAACCGTAAATTTCTTGGTTCACATCGGGTTTCATCAAATGAAAAATACTATTTTTCTTGAATTCATGTTCTTGATAATAGCTTGTTACTTGAAAATAAACCCCGTCATCTTTTCCTTTTCGCATATATTTTGCAAGCGGTGCATTTAATGCAATGGGTTTGCCAAATGCATTGCGCACTACTTCAAAGTAAGCATTCCCGAACACAAGATAATCTTGCACGAATTTTTCTAATTGTGTGCGCTTTAAAAGTGCGGTGGTTTTACACGTAGAAAGTAAAATATTTTTCTTCACCGTGATTGCGCTTTCATGATGAGAACTCGCCCGCAACGAACGAGCCAACCCGCTAAAATCAACGGGTGGACTATAATATTTTTCATACATCAACACTGATTTAAGATAGTTCAGAATGTCAGCACGGTCTAAAACAGGTGTCGGGTCGCCAATACTGAACGATTCGACTTTAGTTGCATTTTCTTTAGTCATTTTTATTTCTCTCTAGTTAAATGTAAAAATTGTTGATCCGTTTTTGTGATGATTTAAGTTTTCACCAAACGGAATATTTAAAACGCAGTTCATCGTTGCCCAGCAAATATCACCGTGGCTTGCCTCTTCTGAACGGTCAGACACATAAGTCATCTGACGGCCAGAGCGGGTTAAACGTTTTTTCACGGTCATAAAACTACTAATCACCTCTTTGCCGTCAAACTTCAATCGACGTTTTTGAATCAGATTTAATGTTTTGAGAACCATTTCATTTTTTAAATCGACGTTGTAATCAAGCCCGATTAGCCCGATTGAAGTGCGATAGAATTTTTTCACTTCTTGATACACACCGGCACCAAGCCCCGTTTTATCAATTGTGATTTTCGTGACATTGTAATCCTCGGTATAACGTTGAATTTGTTTTGCTTGTGCTTCAAAGTCTAAACCGTGGAAAGTTTGATAATGCAAAATGCGGTAATCGCCACCTTCAACCCTCGGCGGTGCAACAATCACCAGTGCCGCGCGGTCGCCAGTATGCGATGGGTCATAGCCTAACCATACTTCACGATTACCGAATGGGCGTTTGAAAAATGGCTTGTAATCTTTCCAGTCTTCAAGACTGTCAACTTGACACAACTGCAATTCATTAAACTTGAACACGCTAGATGTATCATCAGCGAACTGGCACATATACAACTGTTCAAATTCTTCACGTGAGTTTTCAGCAATAAGATCTTCAATATCAAATAAGTTACATCCGCCCGCTTCGGCATCGTAAATATTAACAATCTGTTTCCACTGTCTATCTGCACAGAGTTTCCCCGTGCGCAAATTCTCGTGAGAGATGTCAATTTCAATGCGTTCATCTTTCGGACGTCGTTTATTAAATGATTTGCCAGACCAAAACTGATAAGCATCAGATGCGATGGTTGTCGGTGTGGAAAAGTAGGTTTGACGATATTGCTTTTGTGATGCCATTGCAGCGGCAACTTTGCGCATTTCTGCAAATTTTGGCACCCAGAAGATTTCATCAAAATACAAGTTGCCGTGATAAGACTGCGCAGTTGCCGAGTTCGTGCCTAAAAAAATCAATTCTGCACCGTTCGGTAGTAGGATTGTTTCGCCTTTAAGTTCAACATCAGCCGTTTTTCTCGCATAAGCGGTAATGTATGAGCGAAACTGCAACGCTTGTTTTTTACTTGCAGAGAGAAAAATTTGATTGCGACCAGTCACTAGCGCATCAACTAATGCTTCATGCGCAAAGTAGTAAGTTGCCCCGATTTGACGGCTTTTTAGAATGTTGCGAATACGATGTTGTTTGCCAGCATCAAACCATAAACGCTGATAATTGAACATTCCTTCAAGAAAGCCATTGATCAGCAATTCTTGTTGTTCTTCAGATATTGGGTTTTTATCACCCGTTTTGCGCGGTCCACTATTTCTATTTTTGATTTTCGGATTGAGATCCGTTTCGTTACCCTCGCCGAAACTGTATTTTTTCACACGTGCGACTTTTTCCATTTGTCGCCCGAGCAAGTCAATTTCTTTAAAATCTGCACCGCTTTTTTGTTCTTTCGCGATGAGCAAAATCATTCTGCTTTCGAGCGCAAGCTCAACACGCCCAACGGGCGCAATGTCGTCCCATTTGTCACGTTCTTTCCAACTGGAAATTGTGGAAACAGGAATATCAAGCTGACGTGATATTTCAGAAATTTTATACCCGCCAAAATACATCACTTGCGCCTTTCGTTTTAGGTCAATTTCAGGTTTTACAATGATTTCAATGTTTTCTTCTTGTTCTTGCATAACGCCCTCATTTTCAATACAGGCATCATAAGAAGAAAGCTAATACTTTGATTCATAATGATTTTGTGAGAAATGTTTTCACAATTTGAACAAATAGACCGGTAAAAATAAAACATTCAACATTGTGGCAATTTGAACAGAAAACCGAAATGGGAAAAGCTATGGGCGATAAAAAAACACAATCGAAATGGTTCGTTGTCGCAACAGAAGGGGCAACAACTGACGGCCGCACAATCAATCGAGTTTGGATTGAGCAAATGGCGAAAAACTACAATCCAAAAACATATGGCGCACGCATTAATTTAGAACATTACAAAACCCGCATTTACTGGGATGATTTTGCTCACTCAAAAGCTTATGGCGACGTAATCGCACTCAAAACACAAGAAACCGAAGACGGCAAACTGCAGTTATTAGCACAGATTGACCCAACTGACGACTTAATCAAACTCAACAAAGATCGTCAAAAAGTTTACACATCAATCGAAGTTGACCCGAACTTTTCAGACACTGGCGAAGCTTATCTTGTCGGCTTGGCAGTCACTGACGAACCCGCAAGCCTTGGCACTGAAATGCTGAAATTTGCATCTCAAGCAAAAGAAAATCCGTTTACTTCACGCAAGCAAAAAGCAGAAAACTTATTCACTGCAGCAGTAGAAACGGAAATTGAATTTGAAGAAATCAAAGAAAAACAAGGTTTCAGCGTGTTTGAAAAAGTCAAAGCGTTATTTGCGAAGAAAGCAAAAACAGATGATGAACGTTTCACAGATCACCAACAAGCCATTGAGCTACTCGGTGAAAACTGCAAAGAAACGTCAGAAAAAACAACCGAACTTTCTGCAGATTTAGAAAAACACTGCGAAAAATTCACTGATTTAGAAAACACAGTGAAAGCGTTAGAGCAGAAATTTGCAGAGCTGGCAAAACAGCCGGAACAAACATACACCTCACGCCCGCAAATCACTGGTGCGGAAGGTAAAGAATATTTAACTGATTGTTAAGAAAGGTAGAACAATATGCGTAATCAAACAAAACAACTCTATAACGCTTACGTTGCTCGTATTGCACAATTAAACGAAATTGGTGTAGATGACGTAAAAGAAGGCTTTACAGTTCAGCCAACTGTTGAGCAAAAACTAAAAGAAAAGGTCATCGCTAGTTCTGCGTTTCTCGGCATGATTAACACAGTCAATGTTGAGCAAATGGAAGGTGAAATGATTGGCTTGGGCGTGGCTCAAGTAATCGCAAGCACAACTGACACTGACAGCGCAGACAGACAAACAAAAGACGTACTAAAACTTGACTCACGCAAATACAAATGCGAACAAGTAGACTTTGACACACACGTCAAATGGGCAACGCTTGATGCGTGGTCAAAATTCCCAGATTTTCAAGCGAAATTAGCAAGTCAAACCCAAAAAACCATTGCATTAAACTTAATTATGATGGGCTTTAACGGAACTAGCCGTGCTGCAACATCACAAGCATCAAGCAACACATTGTTGCAAGATGTGAAAAAAGGCTGGTTGCAACAAATGCGCGATGACCACTCAAAAGGTGTAATGAATGGCTCAAGTACGCAAAACAAAGTCAAAGTCGGTAAAGGTCAAGGCACAGGGCAAAATGCGGGCAAAGGTTATGAAAACGTTGATGCATTAGTCATTGATGCAGTTGATAACTTAATCAGCGAAGTGTATCAAGACGACACTGAATTAGTTGTGATTTGCGGTCGTGGCATTTTGAACGATAAATATTTCAACATCGTGAACAATTCTGACAAAGCAACGGAACAGTTAGCGGGTCAAGTGTTAGTGTCGCAAAAACAAATTGGCGGATTAAAAGCGATTCGTGTGCCGTTTTTCCCGAAAAACGCAATTTTGATCACTCGCTTGGATAACTTATCAATTTATTTCCAAGAGGGTGCAACACGTCGTTTCATTCAAAACAACCCGAAACGCAATCGCATTGAAGACTACTTGTCGCAAAACATCGACTTTAAAGTTGAAGATTACGATTGCGCGGCATTAATCGAAAACATCACATTTGAAGATGCAGCGGGGTAATTTATGACGAAATTATCACCAGCTCAAATTCACGTGATGAATGTCGCCGCACAACAAGCCAGTGCGGCAGACGATGAGCAATTAGAAAACTATGACGAGTACGAGAAAATGATGTTTTTACTCGCTCGTCATCAGAAAAATTTAAAAGAAATTCAATCAACTGAATTGAAAGCAGAGTATAAGCGTTCAATCTTACAAGAATTTATGCCGTGGATTGAGGGTGTACTCAAAACAGGTAACGGTAAACAAGACAACGTATTGATGACGTGGCTTGTCTGGGCGATTGACTGTGCTGAATATCATCTCGCATTACAGATTGCGGATTATGCTCTACATCAGCAACTCGTATTGCCTGAACCATTCACCCGCACGCTTGGCACATTGCTTGCAGAAGAATTTGCAGATGCAGCAAAAATCGCACGCACAGCAAATAAACCGTTTGAGCTTGCTTATCTCACACGTGTTGAAGAACTCGTGCGTGATGAAGATATGCCAGATCAATCACGTGCACGTTTAATGCGTGAAATCGGCACATTGCAAGTTGAAAGCAACAAAGCGCAGGCATTAGTCGCCCTCGAGCGTGCATTAGAGTTAGATTTAAACGTGGGTGTGAAAGGCTTAGTTGAAAAACTACGCAAAGAGTTAGAAAAACAATCTAACGAAGACACCAACTAAAACGAGCAAAGCGCAACGCCAGCTGGGCGGATTAGAGAATTTACGGTTTTTAACCGCACTTTCTTCTTCAATCCTCACCCAGCTTTTTTTATACGAGAAGAAAATGAGTGACGGCACAATCTCAATAAAAATCGCACACGACTACGATATGAAGTCAGTGCAACAAGCAGTCGAACGTGACAAGCAAAATGAAGCATTCATTCAGAATGATGAGTTTTTCCCGAACATTGTGATCAGCGAATTTAGAAACGCATCACGACTTGACGGTACAGTCACAATTGACCGCGTGAAAGATGCATTATTTGAATCAATCGCATCGGCGAATGACGAACTCAACGAATTTAAAAACGCATCAACATACGCAACACTTTCAGAAATACCAAGTGGCAGAGTAGGCAATCAATCTGTGCTTGTTTATCGCTACAAACGGGCGGTCTATTGCTTAGCACTAGCGAATTTATACGAACGCTACGCAAGTTATGACACAACAAACGATGGTGAGAAGAAGATGGAATTATTGCAAGAAAGCATTGATAAAATTCGACGTGATGCACGTTTTGCAATTAACGACATTCTCGGGCGCAGACGTATCACAACGGAGTTGATTTGATATGCAAGTTTACGCACAAGTTTACGCAGAACAAAACGACACGCTAGATGCAGTGATTTTTCGTCACATCGGCACAAGTAACGGATTATTGGAAGAAACATTGATACTCAATCCAAATCTAGCAAATCAACCAGTGCTGGAAATTGGTACTGCAGTGGTTTTACCAAAAAAACAACAACAAACAATCAAAAAAGATTCATTAAAACTTTGGGATTAAGGGATTAAAAATGGTTAAAAACGACTTAGCGGGCGCAAGCTCATATATGGGATCATTAAGCTCTTTCTTATCTGGGATCGGATTATCACTGCAAGATGTATCAAACATATTCAGTATTTTAGCGACGATTGTCGGCATTATTCTCGCAATCGGCACATTCTTTGTGAACAAGCATTACAAAATGAAAGAGCTAGAACTAAAAGCAAAAAAAATTGGGGTAAGTTTAGATGACAATTAAAAAATACATCAGATATGCGTGCAGTGTTTTAACAGTCATTGCACTTGTTGCAATTAATTATGGTGATGAGATCCGCACAACGCAACGTGGAATGGAAATCATCGGCAATGCAGAGGGTTGCTACACAAAACCATATCAATGCCCCACGGACGTTTTGACTGTTGGCATTGGAACAACAAACGCAGTTGAGAAAATAGACAGAAACAAAATCTACACGCTCGAAGAAATCGCTTACTTATTCAAAGAGGGAATAAAACAAGCAGAAAAGTGCGTAAACACACACGCAAAAGGCAAACAGCTACCACAAGGCGCATTTGAGGCCCTAACATCAATCACATTCAATGTTGGCTGCGGGAAAATGCAGAAATCAACATTATTCAGAATGGCAAAACAAGGCTACACACCGCAAATGTGCGATCAGTTTTTAAGGTGGGTATATGCTGGCGGTCAGAAACTGAAAGGCTTAGAAATTCGCAGAGAAAAGGAACGTCAACTATGTTTAACGCCGTAAACGCAAAACTAAAAATGATTTTAGGTGGGGTATTTCTCGCACTGCTCATTGCGATTGTCACCACGTCAACGCTAGCTTTTCACTTCTATGCAAAAGCAAAAACAGAGAAATTGAAAACGGAAATGTGGCAAGCGAACTACATCGCACTAAATCACAAGATTGATGAATTTTCACAAAAACAGACCGCACTTTTTAACGAAGTGAGGACACTGCAACAAGCAAACGAACACACAGAAAGAGAGTTAAACAATGCTATTGAAAACAATCAAAATTGGAGTAATCAGCTTGTGCCTGATGACGTTAAACGCTTGCTCAACAAAACAAATCAAAACGCCAATTCTTTGCCCGCAAACAGCAACGTGCGGTAATGTAAATCTGTATATTCACACGAACAAAGACTTAGCACAAGCACTGCTAAAAACGCACAATATGTTGCAATTCTGCTTGTTAGAAAATAACGCATTAAAACAATGCATTGACGATTTTAATAAAAAAGAGAAGTAAGAAATGGATAGATTTGACAAAGCACAAGAACTGGAACAAATGCAACGTGATCTCGCAATAAAAAATAGAACAACATCAACCCGTGCGAGTGCGTTTTTCTGTGAAGATTGTGGGGAAGAAATACCCGAACAACGCAGACTGACCATTGTCGGCGTGTGTCGTTGTGTCACTTGTCAGACGATTTTTGAGAAAAAACAGCGAGTTTACAGACGATGAAAAAGCCAAATCAAATCAGAAACGTAATTGAGCAATCAAACCCCGCGTTTAAGACCAATCCTGATTTGTTGCAAGTCTTTATTGATCAAGGGCAAATCATCAGTACTGGTGCGCAATCGTTGAGTTTTGAATATCAATACACGCTCAATGTGATCATCACCGATTATGCCGAAGACATCGCAAAAATCATTGTGCCCTTGCTGGCGTATTTGAAAGTGAATCAGCCTGAAATCTTTGAGAACCCGCAACGCAGAGAAGGGGCGTTTAAATTCGTCACGGATTTTAATAACAACAACACACTAGATTTATCACTTGAAATCAAACTCACTGAAAGAGTTGTGCAAAAAAGCGGGGAAAATGGCGAGATTAATTTAAAGTATGCGACAGAACCAACGTGGAACACGAACACAGAAAGCGTACTCACTGCAGAAGAGTTAAAAGTGATACTGGAAGACAGTGTAATTTTTGAACGCGGGAAACTTCATGGCAACGATTGACGAATTTAATTCAAAGCTCACCGCACTTTTAAACAATCTTTCACCAACCGCACAGCGAGAACTTGCGCGTAAAATCGGGCAGAGCCTCGCACAGAGTCAACGCAACCGCATCACAGCGCAACAAAATCCCGACGGTACACCATTTGCACCCCGCAAGCCGCAAAAGAACTTGGGAAAGAAAAAGGGACGTATTAAGCGAAAAGCCATGTTTGCAAGATTGAAAACCGCAAGATTTTTAAAAGTCAAAACTAACGGCAATCAAGTGAGCATTGGTTTCGTCGGTAACGCTGCACACATTGCAAAAGTCCATCAATTCGGCTTGAGTTCAGAAGTGCGGACAGGATTAAATGTGCGCTACGCACAGCGTGAATTGCTCGGTTTTTCTCAACAAGATCTGCAGATGATTGAAGATTTAATCATTGAACAAATAGCGATTAATTAAGAAAGGTTTTCATTATGTCGAACAATTTAGAGTTAAAAGTCACGCTTTCGGCACTTGATAAAGCAACAGCACCATTCAAAAGCATCATTGCAACTAACAAAAAGTTAGCGCAAAGCATTGCGAATGCAAAAAAGAATTTAAAAGCGTTAGAGAATCAGAAAAAAGTCATTGAGAATTTCAAAGCGTTAAAAAAATCGGTTGCAGTCAACAATGCAGAGTTAACAAAAGCACAGAACGAAGCGCAAAAACTGTCTGCGAAATTTGCACAGCTTGCTACGCCAACAGCAAAAATGAGAAAGGAAATGGAGCAGGCGCAAGCACGTGTCAAAGCGTTGAAGAACGAGAAAACAAATCTGCAACGTAAAATCAATGAAACAAAAGGCGCGCTTGATAAGTACGGAATCAGCACTAAAAATCTCGGCAATGCAAACGCAATGCTGAATGAAAAAATCAAGTCAGCAAACAGAGCGTTAACAGAACAAAATCGACAGTTAAAACGCAACGCAGACACACAAGCACGACTTAACAAAGCCCGCTCAAGCTACGACAAAACATTATCAATGCGTGACAAAATGGCGAGTGGCGCAATGAAAGCGGGAATTGCAAGCGGTGCAATTCTTGGTGCAGAAGTGGCAATGTTAAAGCCCGCGATGGAGTTTGAAAAATCATTCTCAAAAGTGCAAGCATTGACAAGACTTGATAAAGTCAAAGATGCGAAAACAATCAAAGGATTAAGAGATCAGGCAATCGACTTGGGTGCAACAACCGCTTTTTCATCATCAGAAGTGGCAGATGCGCAAGGCTATCTTGCTATGGCGGGTTTTACACCGGAACAAATTAAAACATCACTGAAGTCAGTCTTAAATACAGCGTTAGCATCGGGTGTTGATTTAGCTCGTGTTTCAGATGTTGCATCTGACATTTCATCGGGTTTTAAAATTCCAGCATCGGAAATGGGAAGAGTTGCAGATGTATTAACACTCACATTCACAACATCGAACACTTCACTTGAAACGTTATATGAAACGATGAAAGAAGGTGGACCAATTATGACATCCCTCGGTCAATCTTTTGAGAGTTCAGCCGCTATGGCAGGTTTGCTTGGTAACGTCGGTATTAAAGGTTCATCAGCGGGGACAGCATTGCAAAATATTGGTCTGAACATGATCAATAATAAACAATTGAAAAAGCTAGGTGTACAAGTACAAGATGCAAAAGGAAATATGCGTCAAATTCCAGAAATTTTTGCGGATATTAAAAAGAAAACAGACAAAATGGGAACCGCACAACGCTCAAATGTGATTAAAAATATTTTTGGGAAAATTCCAGTTGCAGCAGCAATGGAGTTGATCAGTCAAGCGGACGGTGCATTACAGAATTATGAAAACTCAATAAAAAACGCATCAGGAACAGTTGATAAAGTAAGTCAGACAATGGCGGATAACTTATCCGGTGACATTAAATCATTGCTATCGGCAAAAGAGGCCCTAGGCATCAGTATTTTCGATCAAAACAACACATTATTACGCGGTTTTACAGCATCACTTACAGAAATGCTACGAGGAATGAACGAATGGATAAAAGCAAATCCGGAACTTGCGAAAACCATTTTTAAATTAGTTACATTTACTGCTTTATTTTTAGCAGGGTTGAGTGCAATTGGCTTGGCGTTGGTTGCAATTATAGGACCGTTGGCCGCTACAAAATTGTCACTTTCAATACTCGGCATTAAATTTGGGAACGTCAGCGAAAAAGGGAAGGCGATTAGTAAAATGTTTGCATCTTGGCGCAGTTTATTTAGTCGTCTCGGTGTCGGTCTGAAGTTGATAGCAAAAGGCATCATTGCACTATGGAATCCAATGACCTATTTAAGAGGGGCAATTAAAGTTATAACAGGGGCATTTAGCCTATTAATTAGAACATTAAAATTATTAAGAATTGTATTTATTACAAACCCAATAGGCTTATTCATCACTGCAGTCATTGCGGGCGCAATTTTAATCTACAAATACTGGGACCAAGTCAGTGCGTTTTTCGGTGGTTTTTGGGAAGGTCTAAAGACAGGAATGTTGCCAATTCTTGAAAAGTTCGGGCCACTTGGCGATGCGTTCGGCGTTGTTGTCGGTTGGGTAGAAAAAGCAGTGAAATGGTTCACGGATTTATTATCACCGGTGCAATCAGCAAGCGAAGACTTAGACAAAGCGGCATCAGCTGGTTATAAATTCGGGGAATGGATCGCAAAAGGCATTGATTTGGTCACAAAACCGCTACAGTGGGTCATCGATTCAATCAAGTGGGTCATTGATAATGTAGATAAAATCAACCCATTTTCAGATGAAAGCTTAAAAAATATGCCGAAAGTTGAAAATATTAGCAGTAATGCACCTTATCAACAACGAGCAGGGCAAATAACATCTGTAATAAATACAGCATCATATAACGGTATGCTAAAACAAAGTAAAGCAACAGGCGGATACACAGGTAGTGGAGCGAAATATGACCCTGCAGGCATTGTTCATCGTGGTGAGTTTGTGTTTAACAAAGAGGCAACCTCAAGACTTGGCACTGGCTTTCTTTCCACATTGCACAACGCAAAATCCGCCCGCGCGGGTATGTTAGCGGTCGGATTAAGTGCGGGAATTGCTAATGCGCAACCGCTCAAAATTGACAACCGTGCGCCACTTTCGGTACGAAGTGCAACAGTCGCAAGCGCACCCATGACGGTAAACATCACCATTAATGCGGGGGTAAATCAAAACGCAGACGACATTGCAAAAGCAGTTCAGCGAGAACTTGCACGCATCGAAAATCAACGACAAGCACGCAACAGAAGTCGATTAGCTGACCGTGACTAATAAAAGCACCGCACTTTCAAAGTGCGGTGATTGTTAGGCTACATTTCACAATATCAAACGTTCGAAAAGCAAAAGCAAACACTCAACAATACAATTATTTAACGATAAAGAGCGACACAATGACTGCAGATAACAATCGCAGAATAGAAAACATCATCAGATTCGGTGTGATTGCCGAAGTTGACCACACAAACTGCAAAGCAAGAGTAAAGAGCGGTGCAATTCTCACGGATTTTTTACCTTTTTTGACATTGCGAACTGGCACAACGGCAACATGGTCGCCGCCAACAGTGAATGAACAATGCGTAATTTTGGCGATGAGTGGTGATTTAACCACTGCAGCGATACTAACGGGACTTTATACACAAAACAGCCCGAGCAACAGCGCAGATGAACACGTGATTACATTCGCCGACGGTGCAACGATTAAATACAATCAAGCAAGTTCAGCATTAACAGTAACAGGCATTAACACTGCACACATCACAGCACAAACAAGTGTGACTGCAGAAACCCCGAAAGTGATTTGCACGCAAGATCTCGAAGTGGGCGGAAATGTTTTAATTAAAGGTAACGCACAGATAAATGGCGGTGTGAGCGCAAACGGCAATATGCAGTCGCAAGGCTCAATCACAGCACAACAAAACATTGAATCACAAGCGGACGTTGTGGCAAGTGGCGTTTCACTCACAAGCCACACGCACCCGGGAGACAGTGGCGGAACAACAGGAACACCGAACTAATGAATAGACACACGGGCGAACTCGTAAAAGATGAGCTTGCACATATCAAGCAATCAATCAGTGACATTTTAATCACGCCAATCGGCACACGTATTCAGCGCAGAGATTATGGCAGTCAAATACCGCCACTACTAGCAAACCCCATTAATCACGCTTTACTTCTGCAGTTGTCCAGTGCGGCAGTCATGGCGTTGACAAAGTGGGAGCCACGCATACAAATCACAGCATTCAAGCCGAAAGTGGAAGAAAGCAAAATCACGGCAACACTCGTTGCACGTCGAACAGACACACAAAAACAATTTGAATTAAACGGCATATTTTTGGGCGGTAAAAAATGAGCGAATTAGTTGATTTATCAAAATTAGAGAAACCGAAAGTCATCGAGGACTTGAGTTTTGAAAACTTACTTGCACAGAGAAAACAAGCGTTCATTGAATTGTATTCAGAAGAAGAACGCCCATTTTGGCAAGCACGGTTAGCACTTGAAAGTGAGCCGATTACTAAACTTTTACAAGAGAATTGCTATCTGCAGATGTTAGAACGTCAACGCATCAATAATGCTGCACACGCAACCATGCTTGCGTATGCCACAGGGTCTGATTTAGACGTAATCGCAGCAAACTTCAATGTTGAACGTTTATTAATTCAAGCTGAAAACAACGAAGTCACGCCAAAAATCCCCGCAATTTACGAAGACGACACTGCATTGCGATTGCGTGCACAATTAGCGTTCGAGGGATTATCTGTGGCGGGTCCTCGCAGTGCTTATGTATTCCACGCACTTTCTGCACACCCGCAAGTTGCAGACGTGTCAGTAGTATCACCGCAACCCGCACAAGTCACAGTGACAGTTCTAAGCAGAGAAGAACAAGGTACAGCAAGCGAGGAAGTATTAAATGCCGTGCGACACCGCTTAAATGACGAGAATATCCGCCCAATTGGCGACCGTGTAACTGTGCAAAGTGCAACAATTCAAGAGTATAAAATCACTGCAAAATTACACATTTATCGTGGACCAGAATACGAACCAATTAAACAAACGGCATTGCAAAATCTGAAAAAATACACGGAAGAAAAGCACCGCTTAGGGCGTGATATTTCACTTTCGGGAATTTATGCCGCACTTCACATCGAGGGCGTGCAACGTGTCGAATTAACACAGCCAACACAAGACATTGTGCTACCGAACAACAAGGCGGGCTATTGCACACAAATCAATGTGGAGCTAGTGACATCAGATGACTATTAACCAAACGCTATTGCCGACTGGTTCTACAACGCTAGAAAAACGTGCGGCACAAATTATGAAAAGCGCGGTTGAAAATCCAATTATTATTGCAGATTTAATCAACCCCGACCGTTGCCCTGTTCACTTGTTACCCTATTTGGCGTGGGCGTTTTCAGTCGATAAATGGGACGAGAACTGGAGCGAAGAAGTAAAACGCATTGCAATCAAGCAATCATTCTTCATTCACAAGCAAAAAGGCACAATTGGCGCAGTAAAACGTGTTGTTGAGCCAATTGGCTACCTTGTCGAGCTGGAAGAATGGTTTCAAACAAAGCCAGAAGGAAAAGCGGGGACATTTAGTCTGACAGTTGAAGTGTCAGAAACAGGGTTAAGCGAACAAACATACAACGAGCTAGTGCGACTAGTAAACGATGTAAAACCAGTTTCACGACACCTATCACAACTCGCAATTGCAGTGTCACCGACAGGCACAATGCACGCATTTTTAGCGCAGAACAGCGGCGAAATTATCAGTGTTTATCCTTAAAAAATAAAGGTTAAAAAATGGCAAAACAATATTATTCAGTCTTAACAACCTACGGTTCGCAGCAGCTAGCAACAGCAATCGCAACAAGCCAACCACTTAACATCACGCATTTTGCTGTAGGTGACGGCAACGGGCAAGCAGTCACGCCTAACGTGTCACGCACGTCACTGGTTCGCGAAGTGCATCGTGCAACAATCAGTGCCGTATCACGAGATCCCCGCAACAACAAACAAGTGATTTTTGAATTAACTATTCCCGAAGACGTCGGCGGGTTTCACATTCGTGAAATGGGGATTTTGGACAGTCAAAACAAATTGATTGCGTATGCAAATTGCCCTGAAAGTTTCAAACCAGCACTTTCAAGCGGAAGTGGCAAAGTGCAAGTTATGCGAATGATTCTACTTGTTGAATCATCAGATGCCGTCACTATGACAGTCGATGACACTGTGATTTTCGTCACCCGTGGACAGCTCACGCCGAAGAAAATTACGGCAGAATCGCAAAACGGCGTTGACAATGACGGACATTCACACGAAATCGAAAGCGCATCAACAACAGTAAAAGGGATTGTGCAATTAACGGATGAATTGAACCTGAATAACTCAAAGTTAGCATTAACAGCAAAAGCGGGGAAAACACTTGCAGACAGAATTGCGCAAGTGATCGCTATGCTTGAAAATTACATTCCGAATAGTAAAAAGTCAAATGCTGATAACAGCTCAAGTTCAGACACTATTGCAACGAGTTATGCTGTTAAAAAGGTACGTGATATTGTAGAAAATCGATTTTCATCCCTCGCTAATGCGGATGGATACAAACATGTTGGTCGTTGTAAATCAGTAGAGATGTTACGCAAAGTCGTTCCCAGTAAACACGGACAGCGTATTTTGTTGGATGCGTACTATGAAGGCGGCACAACAGGCGGTGGTGAGTTTGTGGCGGATTTGCAAGATTTAACGACAGCAGATGATGGAGGAAGTTGTTTTGTTGTGTTGAACAATACAGCACGCTGGAAACGGATATTTGATGATCGTGTGGATGTGGTCGATTTTGGCGCAAAATCAGATGAAGACGCGACAATCGCGTTTGAAAATGCGTTTAAATATGCGGGTGAGCACAAGAAGATAATTACGTCTGAAGCGTCCACTTATTTCATCAATAAGCCATTATTTCTTTCAGGTGTTGGGGGGATTGAATTAAACGGTAAGCTTTATGCAAAAATAACCCCAGAGAACAAAAGTAAACCCATTATTACTTGGGCAGAAAATGCGATAACACTCACGCAATCGCACAACAATTTTATTAATTTGGTCATGTGGTTAGAGCCGACAGAGGATGCTCCCGCGATATGCTTAGCGGGTTTAAAATCGACCAATTTAAAGATTGGAGAAACGGGCTGTGTTCAGATTTACGCAACAACAGAGCAAACTGAGCAACAAGTTGATTTTAAAGGCGTGGAGGTTTCTTCAACGGGTTATAATCGATTTGATATTGATGTGTTATCTACTTTACACATTACAGGCAAAGGGCGGGGTTGGGTAAATGAAAATGTCATTAATGCACAACGCTTTAGAGCATTAAAAGCGGGCTTCCGGGCAGGTATACTCATTGATGGTGAGTATCGCCATAATCATAATTTAATTAGACGAGGTTGTTTGGAGGGAGGGCAAACGATAAATATTGAAAATGGCTCAAGCAACACAATTGAGGATGCGCGTTTTGAGCGTAATCCGAAAAATCCGGATGAGTTATTAACGATTTCGTTTTCGGAAAACGCCTTTTCAAACAGAATCATTGCGAGCTGGGTATCAAGTCCAGAATTCACAAATACCCCCTACGGTGTGCATTACGACATGGTGAAGGTGACGGATAAGGGAGTAGACAATGTTGTGAGTCATATACAAGAAACTTACTCAGATGAAGCGTGTTTATTTGCCTTGTCACAAACGACATCTTTTGTCTCAACGCTCAATAAAGCGACCTTTCCCATGAAATACACAACCGATATTGAAGGGGTGAATGGTATTAAGCAGCTTATTAGTGGTAGTTTTAAACTGTTGCAAAATTTTGCTGAAGTCTATAAACAAAGCCAATTCATACACGTAAGAATCGGAACGATGTTTGATTTAAGTTCAGATGCATCGCACTTCCGCTTAGGAGTGGAATTGTTTGATGAAAACAAAGCACCGATTACTACAGCGTTAGATAGTCATATAAAATCAGGACAACTCAAAGTCGATGGAAACAAATACAAGATGGACGGCAATGTGAGTCATGCTAATTTTACGATTATCTCTGATCAGGTGCGCTATGTAAGGGTGTTAATCACTTCAGGAAATGATACGGAAAACCAAGTTTTTGATTATTTACGTTTTGTGGTGCGCTATCCGAAGCACTTTATTGAAAAATCGAGAGGGTATCATAATATTCAACAGCCGATTAGAAAGCGAAGCTTGTTTTATAGAGATGTTGATGGTGATATTGATATGGCGGAAGTGGGAGAAGGTGTAGTGTGCTATAAACAAGATTTAAGTGAAATGAAAATTAACTTAGTCCGTGTTGCTTTAGTGATTAACAAGATAGTCGGGAATGTGTTAATCATTGAGGGTCTTCCTGTTTCAGGGATAAAAGAGCACACACAAGATAGCGAGCAAGGTTGGAGCTTGATTTATCCGCACAATGACCAAGAGCATAAGCTTGCGGTGGAGAGAGTGGCGTTTTTGCAGAGTGAAAAACAAACCAAAATTCACATACAAGGTACTATACCGTCGGAGCTTAGGACGGGGGAGAGTATCGTGTTGATTTTAACAAAGACAAAGAAGTTAGCATGACGATGGAACGCATGTATTTGGCATGCTAAAGGTATAAAGAGGGGGCCCTAAAAAAAGATTTGTTAGTGGGCATCACTATGAAACAGAAGTGACGTACGAGTGTTATTCGTCTTCAATTCGTGACGGTGGCGTGCGTTGTAAAGAAATTGATGTTTCTGATAGCTTGAAGTGGGATTTAATCGAGCTAACTGATGTTACGGAAGCACAAGTAAAACACTATTTCAATTGTACGAAAGGGCCAAGCTTGCTAAAGAAGCAGGCATCAATTCAGGGGCATTAAGTGCTTACTTAAACGAAAACTACAAAGGCAATGTTGCAGAAATTGAAGCGAAACTGACCGCTTACTTTGGGCGACAAGCAACCTAAATAAACCACTAAAACTAAGAATTTTTTGAAGGCATAATTTTTCGCAGTTTTAATGGCTCGCAACAGCGGCTGGCTACAAGTGCGGTTTTGTATATTACATATTCACAACGGCAACAGTTAGACACAAGCGCACTTTCTTTAAACAATAGACGTCAATTTACAACACATACACAAAAAGGGCGATCTATGTCTGAAGAATATCTACACGGTGTCAAAGTCACAGAAATCAATCAAGCAATTCGCACAATTCAAAGTCTATCAACTGCAGTCATCGGTATTGTTTGTACTGCAAATGACGCAGATGCAGAAACATTTCCAATTAATGAACCCGTTTTAATCACAAACGTGGCAGCGGCAATCGGCAAAGCGGGTAAGCAAGGCACGCTTTCACGTGCACTTGACGGTATTTCTGATGTAGTCAATTGCAAAGTCATTGTTGTGCGTGTGCAAGAAAGTGCAGAAGAAGATGAAGAAACAAAAACTAGTGAAATGAACACGGCAATTATCGGTACAATCACGGAAGAAGGGCAGTACACGGGATTGAAAGCGTTATTGATTGCAAAAAACAAATTCGGTATCAAACCTCGCATTTTGTGCGTACCAAAATTCGACACAAAAGACGTCGCAACAGAGCTTGCAAGTATCGCTGCAAAACTTAACGCATTTGCTTACATTTCATGTCATGGATGTAAAACAAAAGAACAAGCAGTGCAATATAAACGCAACTTTTCACAGCGTGAAGTGATGTTGATCATGGGTGATTTTTTATCATTCAACGTTCACACGTCAAAAGTTGAGATTGATTATGCAGTCACTCGCGCGGCGGCAATGCGTGCATATCTTGATAAAGAAATCGGCTGGCACACGTCTATTTCAAATAAAGGCATTAACGGTGTGAGCGGTGTAACTCAACAGCTTTATTTTGACATCAATGACAGCTCAACAGACGTGAACTACTTGAACGAACAAGGCATCACTTGTTGCGTGAATCATAACGGTTTCAGATTTTGGGGCTTACGCACGACTGCAGAAGACCCGTTATTTAAGTTTGAAGTGTACACCCGCACGGCGCAAATTTTAAAAGATACGATTGCGGGGGCGTTCGATTGGGCAGTTGATAAAGATATTTCTGTCACGCTAGTGAAAGATATTATTGAAGCAATCAACGCAAAATGGCGTGATTACACAACAAAAGGCTACTTAATCGGCGGTAAAGCGTGGCTTAATAAAGAGCTTAACAGCGCAACGAATTTAAAAGATGCGAAGTTGTTGATCTCTTATGACTATCACCCAGTACCACCGCTCGAACAGCTTGGATTCAATCAGTACATTTCTGATGAATACCTAGTTGATTTTTCAAATCGTTTAGCATCGTAAGGGGTAGAAGATGGCTTTACCACGTAAACTAAAATTAATGAATCTCATTGTTGACGGTAACAAATATCTGGGTGAAGTCACGGAAGTGACTCAACCAAAATTAGCAATGAAAATCGAAGAATTTCGCGCGGGCGGTATGATTGGTACAGTAGATGTTAATCTCGGTCTTGAAAAGCTCGAAGCGGAATTTAAAGCCGGTGGCTACATGGTCGAATTAATTAAAAAATTCGGCGGGTCAATCAATGGTATCCCATTGCGTTTTCTTGGCTCATATCAGCGTGATGACACAGAAGAAGTCACATCTGTGGAACTGGTGATGCAAGGTCGATTTACTGAAATTGACAATGGAAACAGTAAAGTGGGCGATGACACTGAACAAACATTCAAAGTGCCTTTAACGTATTACAAAATCATTGTTGACGGCAAAGACGTGATTGAAATTGATATGTTAAACAGCGTTTTTGTTGTTGATGGCGTAGATAAACTCGCAGAACATCGCGCAGCAATCGGCATTTAATTTTAAACGAACACATACACACCTTGCCTCGAAAGAGGCATTTTTCAAATCAAGGTAAGAAATATGACAGCAAAAGAAAAAGAAACAATTCGTGCAATTGCGCTATCAGTTGCAATTCAACGTGGTGATCAAGAAATCAAAGAAGTGCAAGTGTTAAAACCGACGGTGCCGGCACTCAAAGGCTTAAAAATGTTTGACGTGTTACAAGTGGACGTCAACGCAATGGAAATCTTATTGCCACGCATTACCGTGCCGAAATTGCATAAGTCTGACTTTGCACAAATGGCAGTTGAAGACTTCACTGAACTTGCGACGGCTGCAGTGAGTTTTTTAGGGAAGAACTCGACGGAAGCGGAAGAATCTTAATCGCACAAAGCGTTGAAGATGCAATCGCTGATGTCGCAATGGTCTTTCACTGGCAGCCCTCGTCATTTGATGATATGACGTTTAGTGAATTGATGGAATGGCGGGAAAAAGCACGTCAGCGGGTTGAAGTTGAGAGTTAAAGAATGAAACAAAGTGCGGTGAGATTTGAATAAAATTGACCGCACTTTTTGTTTTTTTAGGGGTGAGAATGTTACAAAACACAGCACTAGCAATCTTGGGAATGTTCGTCTTTGCACGGTCAACAATTCCATTTCAAACATTTGAGCGTGAAAGCAGTTGGCGACATCCGACAAATAGCATTGTGGGCGGTATGCCGAAAACGCAATTTACAGGCAAAGAGGGTGAAAAGGTCACAATTGGCGGACGGCTTGCGCCTGAAATCACAGGCGGTCGGTTTAGCATTAAAATGCTTGAGTTAATGGCAGACAGCGGGGGAAGTTTCCCTTTGATTGATGGTGCTACGTTTGAATTAGTCGGTTTTTTCGTGATTGAAAGCATAAGTGAAAGCAGAAGTGAAATGTTCGGTGACGGTGCGCCACGCCTGATTGACTTCACAATGAACTTGAAACGCACAGACGATCCGATTTTGATTGCACTAGCAGATAAAGTAATGAGTTTATTATGATAATTGATGAATTAATCAACGCAACAAATCACAGAAAGCCCGCATTTAGAATTATCGTCAAGACAAAAGACGATAAGAAAGACATCACACAGCTTGTCAGTGATCGTTTAATCAATCTGACGTTGACCGACAACAGAGGATTTGAAGCCGATTTGTTAGACTTAGAATTGAGCGACCACGACGGCAAACTCGCAATCCCGCCACGCAATGCCACAATTGAGGTTGCTATTGGCTGGAAAGGGAAAGGACTAATTGAAAAAGGCGAATTTTCAGTTGATGAAATTCAGTTTAGCGGTGCGCCTGATAAATTGAATATTCGGGCCCGTAGTGCAGACTTAAAAAGTACATTGAGCGAGAAAAAAGAGCGGTCATTTCACAAAATCAAACTCGGTGAGTTAGTGAAACAGATTGCCGCAGATAACAAGCTGAAAGAGATTTGTGCCGACAAATTCAAGTCACAGCTTATCGAACACATCGACCAGCAAAACGAAAGCGACATTAATTTATTGAGTAGAATCGCCGAACAATATGATGCAATCAGCACTGTGAAGAATGGGGCATTGCTTTTCATAGAACGCGGCAAAGCAAAAACAGCAAGCGGGAAAGCAATACCGCAGATCACTATCACGAAGAAAAGTGGCGACAGCTACACGTTCACCATCAACGAAAGTGACAACTACAAAGCAGTGCGGGCGTACTGGCACAATCTCGACAACGGCAAAAAAGGCGAAGTGATTATTGATGAAAATACTGACGTGCAACGAGTCAATCGCACGACGAAAAAAGGCAAACAAAGCAAGTTAAAGAAAAACGTACTTGTGCAAACACAACCGCTCACTAGCGACAGTGAGCAGATTAAAACGCTACGCCACACCTACAAAACTGAAGCAAGTGCAATTCAAGGCGCAAAGGCGGCATTTGACAAAATGAAACGCGGTACTGCATCATTCAGCTTAACAATGGCATACGGTGAACCTGAATTAATGCCCGAAATGCCCGCAGAATTAAAGGGGTTTAAGACGGAAATTGACAGTAGTGATTGGATTATCACAAGCGTGATACACAACATTACCGACAGCGGTTTTACGAGTACAATTGAATTTGAGTTAAAGCCAGAAGAACAAGAAAAGCAGTTGAAGAAAAAAGAGAATTAAAAAAGGCTAATAGCCCTTTATTTTCTAGAAATAAAAAAGCGACCCGAAGATCGCTTTCCATTTCCACTTATTCAGCGGTGAACTTTAAAAGAAAAATAAAAATATAACTTTTTTAACCGCTTATACAGCGGTGAAGTCTTTTAGAAAAAAGAACAGTATAATTTTTTAAACCACTTATTCAGTGGTGAAGTTTTTTAGAAAAAAGAGAATTAAACTTTCACAAGCCGCTTATTCAGCGGTAAAACTTTTTAACAAACAAAATAATACAAATTGTTTAGCCGCTTATATTCAGCGGTGACCTAAATACTACACCAAACTTTTTCTCTTTTCTAGTCCAGAATGCTCGTCTTGAAAAAGTTTCTTGTTCTACTACACTAAAAACAGGCTCCACCCACGCATGAGGGTAGTTGTTTCTAGCGTTGGTGCGTATGTGTGGTTTTTCTAAAAACGCATAGCCAGTGTGATTAATTATCACACTTGTTTTTTCTGTTATCTCAAAAAGCCCTGTCTTTTCGTTTGTTTCGCCCCTGTTTTTATATTTATCAAACGCCACATCTAGCACGTCAATTCCGCTTTGCTCTAGCTCTTTCTCGACTTCTTTTGAACAGTCAACAATGAAAGTGTAATTGTCATTATAAGTTTCTAGTGTCGCGCTATATTCCCACGTTGTACCGCCAGCAATGCGGTGAAGTGGATTGTTCTGTAAATATTGCAAGACTTCTTTTTTTTCTTCTTCACTTGCTCCACGCTCTAACTTTAGCAAGAGAATCACATCTGCTGTCGCTGTGATTTCATCAAGAATTAATTGTGGGATGACTTTTTTTCCTTTTAACGCATTTCCAAGACTGCCCGAGGTTGTAAAGTCTAAGTTTTTAAAGCCTAGTGCAAAATCTAGTTTTTTATTAACAGCTCTTTCTATCGTGTGAACTGCACCGCCAATCGCGGTAATTGAAGGAAAGAGAACGGCAGCCATGCCGCTTGATACGTTCATTTTCTCCACTTTACATCTAATTGTTATATATTCCGAAATGGATTTTTTATTTTTCGGAAAATTCCGAAGAGACTTTGCTAATAGTGCAATTCGCCCCTTTTGATTTAACAACATTTCTCCATGTGTTGACCATGCCGCAAAGTTTGGCTGAATGACCCTACGGTACATTGGAAAAATTTTCTTCTCAAAGCTCCGTTGGCTGATCTCGTGCAACACCCCGCAAGATGGCACAGGCGAAACGGAAACGTAGGATTGTTTATAAGGTAGTAGTAACTGCTTTACTAGTCGCGGATCTTCAATATCCGGTATTTTTTTTGGTTTATTTTCTCTTTCAAATTTTGCCATCTCACGATAAATGCCAATTTCTGCTGCGCTCAATGGTAACGCCCAGTATTTTTGGCGCATTGAGATTGTGTGTGAACAAATATAATATTTAGGCACTTCTGCGATAATATCCGCATTGAGTGCTGATTGTTTTACTTTTGATGAAAATAATTTTGTTGCGTGCGTTCCGATCATGATTTACCCCTTTTAACAAAGACAAAAGCCCACTACTGTGGGCTATGGTGATTTATTTTAATAATTCTAACGCTTTGTATTTGTCAAAGTTTGCGCCGTTTTCTTCTAAGATTTCTAAATGATATTCCGCCGCGGCTAAGCTGAACTCGTAACCCTCACAACATTTATAAGCATAAACCGCAGCGATAAAGTTATTTGTTAAGTAGTCAAACCCTTGTACTCCACTTTCGTCGTGTGCGTTGATGAACTCTACTACTTGTTCAAGTGTGTTTGCGAAGTTGTTTAAACCGAATTCTTTAATTTGTGCGTTCATAATTTGTTTTCCTTTTTAGTTTGTTAAACTTAAGGGCTTATCCCTTTAAGTTGTTTATATGGTACCATATAATAATTAAAGGTCAACACTTTTTTTAATTATTTTTGTGATCCACTTCTCATTTTTGATTTTCTATCATTTTTTCAATCATTGCAGCGCATGAAAGTCCCTTTTCTTTGCACAAAAGATCCAACTTTTGTGCAACTTCAGGCTTTAACTTAATATTTTTCTGCACATAGTTTTTGGCAGTATATTTAGCGGCGTTTTTAGCGATTGCATTTTTTGTATTTTCGGTTAATTTTTGATATGTCATATTTTCTCCCATAAAGAAAGCCCCGAGGGGCTTTTTTTATTCATCAATTTCTACTTCTTCAATTTCAATTTTTAAATTCTTTTTAATTGATTCATCACAAGACGCAATCTCATCTTCTAACGCTTGGATAATTCTTTCCTCATCTTTTGCATTGAACGCTGTCGCGCCGATACTTCCGGCTATTGCGTTGTTTATATATTCCGCGGCGGCTTTATCTTCAATATAAGACGTTAGACTGATTACTGTGATTTGTTTTGCTTTCATTTTATTTTTTCCTTTCTTATTAGCCCGCTTTCGCGGGCGTTGTTAATTGCTTATTTTAATAATTCTAATGCTTTGTATTTGTCAAAGTTTGCGCCGTTTTCTTCTAAGATTTCTAAATGATATTCCGCCGCGTCTAAGCTGAACTCGTAACCCTCACAACATTTATAAGCATAAACCGCAGCGATAAAGTTATTTGTTAAGTAGTCAAACCCTTGCACTCCGCTTTCATCGTGTGCGTTGATGAATTCTACTACTTGTTCAAGTGTGTTTGCAAAGTTGTTTAAACCGAATTCTTTAATTTGTGCGTTCATAATTTGTTTTCCTTTTTAGTTTGTTAAACTTAAGGGCTTATCCCTTTAAGTTGTTTATATGGTACCATATAATAATTAAAGGTCAACACTTTTTTTAATTATTTTGCTTTATTTTGTGACTTACTTCACAAATTTAAATTTTGAGCATAAAAAAGCACTCTTTTTCATCAGAGTGCTTTGGGATGCGATTATTGAGGTATTTCCCCTGTTTCTATCATTTCTAAAAACTCAACTTCAGAAAGAAATGTTGCATTGACTTCTTGTGCGAGTCTCATAATTTTATGCTGAACAGTTGGACCTATCACTAAAAATTTGAGATTTTGTGTGACAGAAGAACAAACAGTAAAACCGCTATCAATCGCTTTTTGCTCAAGCATTTCTTTGTTTTCTTTTTCAAATCCCGCAAAGCACACTTCAATATTAAGCGATGAGATTATTTTGGGTTTATACGTTGATAACACAGTCGAATTATGCAGTTCCATCCAGTCGTCAACGTTATAACATTGCCCGTTCATGACAATATCCCCGACAATGCGATCTGCGCGAAATGTGCGACTGTCATTTTGTTTATGACAAAAGCCTTTGATATAGACATCATCAACATACATCACATCAACAGTGCGAGTAGTAAAATTCCCCTCCGAATCAGTATATGAAAAGCTGATAGTGCCAATCTTTGACATTCCATGTTCTTGTTGTGCTTGTGCAATTTCTTTTTTCTTATTTCTATGATAGAACCAAATCGCAAAACCGCCAGCGATAAGTGCAAACATTCCTGCACCTTGCCCATTTGCAGAAGATATTGCCCCCACAACAATCAACAAGAAAAATATTTGAAAACATAAAACAAGGCATCCACCGAGTGAAAGTCCTTTTTTCATACAAACTCCTTTTATAACATTTTCGGTTTAATCGGCAACGTGCAAATAAACTGTGCCCGCACGACTGCAGTGCTAAATAATTCTTCGGTAATATCAAACGGCGGGTAAAGTGGATTATCTGATAATGCGCGAATGACTCCGCTCGGTATGCGTTGCAATCGTTTGATGTAAGTTTCCCCGTTCAAATCGAATACATAAATACCCTCGCCGACGTATGAATTTATTTTCACGTCAACAAAGCCCACATCACCTTTATTGATTGTCGGTGCCATGCTATCTGTCGGGATATTAATCAAGTAAATGCCCTCTGAACTTCTTCTACCGATGATTTCAAGTAGGCCCGTTTCTGAAAAGTAAATCGATCTAATAATGTCAGGGTAATCTTCATTGCTGAAACCGTTATAACCCGCAATAGCTGACACAGAAAGATGATCAACTTTCAATTTATGTTCTACATTCGGTTCACTGACAACAAGCGATGTATCTCGTGAACCATCGCCTGTTTTTAACCAGTTCGGATCTACGCCAAGTGCGGTGGCAATTTCTAAAATATTTTTAGGATCTCTAGTTTTACCGTTGATGATGTCACTAATAGCGGGTTGACTAACTCCAACCATTTTTGCAAAAGCATTCTTTGATAAGCGTTTTTCTTCAAGTAAAGCTTGTAAACGTGTTGCTAAATCAGACATATATTTCTCCTTTGGTTATAAGTTATAGGTAAACTTTGAATAAAACAATAAAATATTTCTTGCAATATTTAAAGTTTGCTTATAATATTTGTTTAAAGTTTTCTTATAAGCGGGGTTTTAATGAATAAAGCAATTGAAGAAGCAGTAAAAATTGTTGGTAATCAATCAGCTTTAGCAAGAGCGTGCGGGGTTAGTCAACCAACGGTGAATTTGTGGTTAAACGGCGGGAATATGGACGTGAAACATATAGTTTCAATCATTAAAGCCACAGACGGCAAAGTGACAGCCGAAGAAATACGCCCCGATGTTGATTGGGCAGTGATTAAAGGCGTGAATTAGTGAAAGGAGTGTGTATGTGTCAGTGTAAAAAATGTCAAAAACAAAACCCCGACAATGCGGGGCTTATCAAAATTAAAAGCGTGGTTGCTAGTCCCGTTGTTGATTTTGTGGAAAAAACATCTCAACAACCTCACCGAATTCGTCAAGCATGTCAGCGTTGTGGTCGGCTAGCTTTGCTAGATGTGTCAACGCATTTTTGCGTATCTTGTCGCTTAAAGCAGCATTTTTCTCACCAAGAACAAGCAAAAGCGTATTTAAAATCACTTGCGTTGCAGTCAGTTGATAATCTTGACGGGCAAGAAGTTGCGACAAGTCAAAGCAATGTTCTTCAAGAAATTCAAGGCGTTCTTCAATCGTTAACTCGTCATCACGAGCGTTTATATCATTTTCATTTAAGTTCATCTGCGGGTTTCCCAGAAGTTATTCAAAAAGGTGAGCAATATATTAAAGCATTAAATGGATTGATCAACTCATTAGAAAAACAAGAGGTGAAGTAATGGCGCAGGTGGATATTCGTTGCCCCAAATGTGGTTCTTCTAATTTGAAAGTTCGCACATCAGAAAGAATGACAATGCACAGTTCAAAAACATTGTTGTTCTGTCATAACTGCAACGCTTGCAAGATTGAAGTGATGAGTGAAATCACACAAGTGGCAATTGCCAATTATGAGATCAACGAAGATGCCATGAGAGTGAATAAACCTTTAGATCAGACAGACACACGTCAAATCGAAATCGAAACCGAAACATAAACATCATTAATTTTCATTCATAAACCAGTCACCGTTTTTTTCAAAAATAAAAACGGTGGGATTTTTTCAACTTAAATTTGAGGAATTGCACAATGATTAAGCAAAAAAGAAATCAGAAAGTAACAGAGAAAAATAAGCAAAGAGTAAATGTTTTCAAGCTACAACAACGTGTTGAGAGTTTAGAAAAGCAGTTAGCACTACAACTTCGCATCAACGCAAATCAAGTGAGTTTCAACGATATGCGCATACTCAATGAAGCAGTGGCTTATGAAAATATCAGCGAGTTAAAGAGCGACGTGATTGCGTTAAAACAAAACATTTTAAAACGTACAATCAATCGTTTTTGGGCGTTTTTGGGTAAGTAAAAAAGAGAAAAGGGGGCAAATATGGCTTTCACCGATTTTCCAGTATTTGAGAAAACAAGTTCAGAAGTAAACGAACAAGGCATTGCAGAAGTGCGGGCGAAAATGCATTGGGAAACTAACCCAGCCGTGCGCCAATTCAATAAATTCTATCGCGATAATCAGGCGACATTTATTGAAATCTCAAAGCGTTTGGGGTGGGAAGTGAAAGACAGTCTTGAAAAATACAGTCTTGAAGAACGCATTGAGATTGCAGAAACCATTCGTTTATTAAAGCCGTTTATTACCGCTTTTTCTATTCCCGTGAGAATACAAGATTTTAAAAATGCCGAGGTGAAGAATGTTAGTCATCAATAAGAAATTAACGGCGCAAGGCATTGCGTTAGTTGCACAGTTGCACAGCGAGCAATCACGCGCTTATACAACCCTTTGCGAGCAATATTATCACGCATTAGAAAAGGGCGATATTGAGAAAGCAAAAGCGGTTTATCAGCAAATGTTAGAGCAACATCAAAAACTTTTTAAGAGTTGGTTTGAAATGAAAACAGGGGAATATCAATGGAATTAGAAGGCTTGGTAAGAGTGCTTTTTATTAGCGCATTAGTGTTGGGAATTGTTTATGTGATGTATGTGATTGAGAAAATGGGAGAGTAAGTGATGAATTGGTATGACATGGTAATCAGTTTAGATTGCGGTTCAGAAGTGATTATTAAGCATGAAAATAACAAATATCAGTTATTTGAAGTGTTGGAACATGTTGAAAATCAAGATACGCCGTGGAGTAGTGGGATGTCAATTAGACCGATTGGCGAAGAACACAAAGACATTAATCAGGCGTTGGGCGAATTGCTTTATTTTGCACTGAACGAATACGAAACGCTTGCATTAAATGAAATGAGTGAAGTCGTGAAAGCAACAATGAACAAGATTGAAGAATGGTTCAAGTTGCATAGTGAATATTTAGCAAATTTAGAAAAAGGGGTGATGTGATGGAAAAGTTTGATTTAGCGAGAGCATTAGCCGGTGAGCCAGTGCGTTTGCGTAATGGGTGCAAAGCGTTTGTTTTACATAGATTATCAAGTGAAGAAATCTATATCTTAGATGACAATCTTTACCCACCTTATGAATTAGTTGGATATCGTCTTGCTGATGATTGTCAATTTGATGGAGCTCATTGTTGGACTTTAAACGGACAAAGTTACGAAGAAACATCTGGTGATGTAGAGGAGTGTTTCGAGATAGTTGGTATGTGGAATACATACAACACTGTAAGAGTTGAGTTACCACAACCGCTTGATGATGTTGAACTCAATCAGCGTGTTTATTTTATTACAGCAAAAGGTATTAGTTCTGTCGTTTATGAAGAAACTGCAAACGATTTATTAATGCTTGAAGATGCCAGATTTTTTGCAACAGAAGAAGATGCACAAGCGTGGGTAGATTTGGCAAAACGTGTGCGGGATATGTAATGCTTGATGCCGTGTTAGACAATATTAACTGGATAGCTGATCCGGTTAAACCAGTGGTGAACGTTGAAGAAACGAAGAAAGAGCCGTTTTTTCAACGTTCGCCAATGGTAAAAGCATCAAGATCACTTGACGGTATGACACCTCATCAGATTGAGTTATTCAATTTTGATGAGTTGTCATTCCCGCACGTGAACAAATACATTGCTGGATTGCCTGATTATTTAACGAAATATTTTGTTAAACGCTACATTCGCACATTCAAAGCAAAAAGCCGTCGTGACGCAAATTTGTGGATTCGCGAAGTCATGGATAACGGGATTTTGGCGCGCGTTGAGGGCGTGATGAATCGTTACCCGATCTCAAAAATTATCAATAAAGATGACGGCACAATTTATACATTTAATCAATTTGAGGGTGGCAAACTCAAAAGAAAAACAGTGGGTTTAGATGAATTTTCTATTAATGATGTAGAACATTTTTCTAAGTCTATTGCTGCAGATATCGAAGAATTAATCATGCAGTTTGAAGAAAAGTACATCAAAACAGAAGTGCAAAATGCGAGAACAGAAGAAGAAATTGACCGTATTTTTACCGCACTTTATCAAAAAATGGCGTATTACACACAGTTAAAAGGGGTAACACCGCCATTTTATCATCAATTCAAAGAAGGCTTGCTTGACGAAAACAGAATGAACATCGCAATGGAAAAAATGCGTTGTGAAAAATGGTGGTTTCGTCAGCTTTCAACAATTCGCTCGCGTATCCGTGAGCATTTACATATTGCTGTGGGTGCGGTGCAGAAAAAAGCAAGTCCCTATGCGAGCCGTGAGGCGATTGCTGAATGGCGTTTGCAAAAGCGCAAAAACTCACAGTACATCAAACAAATGGCGTTAGTGAATGAAGACGATGACGAGGAAATCATCGGACTTGATGAAATGTTTTATAAAACCGTTTCAAATCCAGCCGTCAGACGTGCCGAATTAATGGTGCGTATGCGCGGATTTGAGGAAGTGGCAAAGCATTTGAATTATGCGGGCGAGTTCTACACATTAACCGCCCCATCTTCTTATCACGCAGTACATTCGCACGGTGGCTTTGTGAAAAACTGGAATTTCTCAAGCCCAGCAGACACACAAAAATATTTGTGTTCGGTATTCGCAAAAATTCGTGCAAGTTTGAAACGCCAAGGCATTAACCCTTTTGGTTTCCGTGTTGTTGAACCGCACCACGACGGCACGCCACACTGGCACTTGTTGCTATTTGTTGAACAAGACAAAGTAAATGCCATGCGTGCAACGTTTAAACGCTATGCACTGGAAGAAGACGGGGATGAAAAAGGCGCAGATGAACACCGTTTTACAGCGAAAGCAATCGACTGGGAGAAAGGTTCGGCAACAGGCTACATTGCGAAATACATTGCGAAAAACATCGACGGCTATGCGTGTGATGAAGACGTGGATTTAGAAACTGGTGAGAAGTTAAAAGACATGAGCCGAAATGTATCAGCGTGGGCGAGAAAATGGCGCATTCGTCAATTCCAACAAATCGGCGGTTCACCGGTGACGGTATGGCGTGAGCTACGTCGCAAACGCGGTGGCGAAGTTGCGGGCGATGAGCAATTAACAAAGTTAGTTGAAGCGGCAGACCGTGGGGACTGGGCTGAATATACATTATTACAAGGAGCGGGAATGCCGACAGTAAAACGTGATGACTTGCTGGCCCGCACATCATACGAAGACAGAAAACCGAATCAATATGGTGAAGTAAGTAAAAAAATCATCGGTTTCTTTAATCAGAAAGCAATTGAGTTCAAAACTATTTTAACAAGAACAACGGTTTGGAAGTTGATTAAGAAAGCCGTTGTTGAGGGGGCTTTAAAAAATAGCGGTCGCAGACCGCCTTGGAGTTCTGTCAATAACTGTACGGAACGAAAAATCAACACAGAGGATTTTTCACCGGATTATCAGCAATCACAATTAGAAAAAGGTCAATTATTAACCGCTATTGCGAAACGTAAAACGTGGTTAGAGAAAAACAATATCGTTTTAACCCCGCAAGACCAGATGATTTTATTAATCGGCGGCAAAGTGCGGTTAAAAACTGACGAGCTTTTAATGTTTAAACATGACGCATTGATTAAAACTGGCGTGATGAAGTGGGAGGCGTGATGAATAAAGAAACGGTGAAGTTAGAAATCTACGCGGGAACAGTTGAAGAAAGTTTGTGGGCGGTGCAGTTTTGCTTTTTTTACGACAAAGAAAAGTGGGAAGAAATGACGAAAAATCAACAAATTATGGAGGTAGAGAAAGAAGTTGCAAAGTGTGTGAGCGTTGAGCAAGCAATGATTGAAAATGGCCCTGATTTTTATCGTTTTGAAGTTGTGGCAGAAATAGGGAATCAGAAAAAATCGGTTAAATATGATGTGTTGAAAAAGTTATATAGTCGGCTTTATTCGTGGCAGAAGAAAGAGCTAATGATGATTTATGCGAATACGTTAGTTGATTGGGATTTGAAATGGGTGAATTGAGAGGTTGATAATGGCTAAACAAAAAATAACAGACAATGAGATTTTACAACATATTTGGAAAAAAACACTGCTGAATATATCTAATAAAACATTAATTAGATACATAGGAAATAAAGCAGGAACTTATGTTTTTGATAAATTAACTCAAAATGATATTGAGTATTTATCACTTACTTCAACAGTTGAGTGTTTTAAAGGTAGTGGAATTAGTCAATCACAGTTTAGAAAACGTGTGAAAAAATTAATTGAAGATGGTTTTTTATTGAAAAGATTAAATTCAAATAATGCATTTATTATCAATACACTAGAGTTGGAAGATGCTGTATTTGATGCAGTGGAGTTTTGGAAGAATAATGGAATTCCTAGCGGTTATGAGTTCGATAATGAAGGAAAAACCGCATGTAGAACAATATCAGCCGAAGGTTTAAATATAGAGAAACTCATAAAACAGAATTATGAGAACTTATTAGCAAATAATAAACTGGGTTCATTGGGGGCGTAGTTATGATGTATTCATTAGATAACTGCGATGCAGTCGATTTTTTAAAAACAATTAGTGATTCAAGCATTGATTTAGTTATCACTGATCCACCTTATGAGTCATTAGAAAAACACAGAAAGCGTGGTACAACAACACGCTTGAAACAAAGTTCAGCATCAAGCAATGAATGGTTCGATATTTTCAACAATGATCGATTTGAAGAATTATTCACAGAAATTTATAGAGTGTTAAAAAAGAACAGTCATTTTTATTTATTCTGCGACCAAGAAACAATGTTTGTAGTAAAACCAATTGCGGAAAAAGTTGGGTTTAAATTCTGGAAACCGATTGTGTGGGATAAAGAGTGTATCGGTATGGGGTATCACTATCGTGCGAGATATGAATTTATTCTGTTTTTTGAGAAAGGAAAACGAAAATTAAATGATCTCGGTATTGCTGATGTAATTAATGTTAAGCGTATCGCAAGAGGTTATCCAACAGAAAAGCCAGTTGAAGTATCAGAAATTTTAATAAAGCAATCATCTGCAGAAAACGACGTTGTACTAGATTGTTTTATTGGGTCGGGATCAGTCGGCGTTGCTGCAGTGAAGTTAAACCGAAAGTTTTTTGGTAATGACAAAAAAGAAAGTGCAATAAATTTGGCATTTGAGAGATTGGAGGAAGTATGCAACAGACAATAACAAATGAACAACTCTTTGCAAAGTTGACAGCACTTGAATCACTACTTGCAAAGCAACAGATTAACGAAAACAGTCGTGAATTGTGGTCTGTGAGTGATATTGCGAAATACTTCGATTATTCAGACAGACATGTGCGAGGTGCAATTATCTGTGATCCAAAATTCCCAAAGCCCGTGCGTGTGCCGTCACAACGTGACATAAATAAACCCACGACTGATGCCCGCTGGTTTGCGGGGGAAGTGGTGAGATATGCGGAAAGAAGAAAGGTTTAACTCAACAAAAGGAAAAATACTATGAATGAACAAGTAACAGAAAATAAATATTTCGCAGTAAATGTTTATGATGAAAACAGTATTTCATTTCACAAAACTGAAGAAGAAGCTAAAAAAGCATGCTTAAACGGTGCAGAAGATTTGTACGATCATGCAACATATAATGACGATATTTCCCCCTATACTGAACAGGAGCATAATGCAGTTTATGGTGTTGTTCTTGGTAAAGCTGAATCTAAAGAAAGAGAATTAACTGAAGAAGAGAAACAGTCAGGTTGGTATGACGAAATTGATTATATTGTTGAACATCCAAAAATTGTTGAATATCCAAAAGGTGATGGCTGGATTAGTGTAAAAGATAAGCTACCGAAGAAATTCGATAGAGTTTTAGTGTGTCAGCAAGATTATAAGTGGGAGCAAAATTACATTCGTATTGCGTATTGCAACAATTCAGAAGGAACAGAATGGTGGGCTGATAACTACGACGGGACTGGTGGTGAGATTATTTTTAATGACGTAACTCATTGGCAACCGCTTCCACTGACACCGAAAACAGAATAAGGGTTTAACAATGACATTAGGAAAAATTCAAGAATTGTTATTAAATCTTCGTGAAGTCATTGATGAGTTTAATAAGAATTGTATGCCAGATGGGTTCTTCATCTGCGAAGAACCAAATGGGATACTTATCATTACAGACGAAGAAACTAATACTCAAACACCTGTGAGTCAAGAGTTTATGAGAAAAACAAAATTGACAAGGAAAGAAGTAATGTTTTTGTTCAAAGAAAATAGATTTTAAATTAATCCAACAAATCAACAACTTCTTCTATATTCGGGGCATAGTATGTATTAAGTAAAATCTTAATATCACGATGCCCTGAAATTTTAGCTAGCGTCATCACATCAACTTTTTTTGCTAATCGCGATAACGCTTCTCTGCGTGTATCATGAAAATGAAGATTAGCATCATCAAGCCCAGCCAGTTCTTTTAATGTTCTAAAATTCTTGTCTAGCGTATCAGAAGACATACGAAATACACGTGCATCATAATCTGATTTGACTAAAAACAAATGATTTAAGATCTTCATTGCTAAACTAGACAGCGGAACAGTGCGAGAATGTGAGTTTTTAGAATCGGGAATAAATAATGTTCTTTTTTCAAAGTTGATATTTTCCCACGTCGTTTTGCATATTTCCCCTGCTCGCATGGCGGTTTCAATCGCGAACAACATAGCCGCACCAGTTCTTGCACGTGATGTTGTTGGTAGGTAGTTAAAATTATATTTAGACACATAAACAATACGTTCTATTTCTTCGTCAGTATAACGTCGCGTTCTATCTTGCCCACGTTCTGGTCTGTCAATTAACTTAATCGGGTTTCTGTTTATATATTTCCATTTCATCGCATAAGTGATGACGTTTGATAAGATATTGAATTCACGCAAGACACTGCTTGATTGCACCGTTTTTAGTCGTTGTTCAATAAGTTGATTAAAATCATCTTCACAGAGATCAATTAAACTTTTTTTGCCTATCTCCATTTCTTTAAACATATTCAATCGTGATTTTTCAGAGCGAGAGCCTTTTTTGGTGGGCGTAATCTCTTTAATATATCTATCAATCACAGCTGAAAAAGGAATGTCAGGAACATCAGTGAATGTGCCGTTTGCAATTTCTGTTTCAAGTTGCATAGCCCACATTTGTGCTGCAGCTTTCGTTTTAAAATTTTGTGATTTTGAAATGCCCGATTTGCGAACTTGACAACGCCAACCAGATTTTATTTTTGTATAAGTAGCCAT